CCAATTACTCCTATAAGCCCTGTAACTGACATCTTCATTAGTGTGATAACACTTTCGTCCACTGGTCTATTTTCTTCTAGTGCTATCCAATAGTCGCCTATAATAATAACACCTAATAGTATTAAAACACCAGTTGTTATTAGTAGTACTACAATATCTTTAAAGTTTTTAATCATACCTTTATCGTCTGTTTGGGCCATTTTATTTTCCTTGTCCTCTATACTTTTTGTACGAGCGTTTTTTACTTTTGTTCATAGAACTAAATTTTGTTCTACTGTGATTGTTTCCAATACTTGTCTTCTTTGGTTGCGACTCATGAGCCACAAACGTTTTGTGTAATTTCATAACCCTCCTTGGTTATGTACGTATTTATTGATTTTTAGGATTTTTTACTAGAGTGTTATAGTGATGTAGACGCTGTCTAAGAAGCTCTCGTTTTATTTCGTCAGATTCTTTTTTTAAATCTTCTATAATCTTTTTACGAATATCACTAGGAGATTGTCGTTGATAATTTGTTTTTCTTTTCATTGTAGTAGTGTGGGGGAGTTACACCCCCACATATATTAGATGCCCTGCATACGTTTGTCTTTAGATAGTATGTTTTTTTCTGCTTTAGGTCTTGCTATGCTGTCTTTGCTTCTTTTTCTCAGTTGTGCAATCGCAGATTCTTTTCTGCTTTTGTCAGCAAACAGTTTCCTAAGATCCCATTTAAAGTTCATATCACCCTCCCTAGTTAGTGGTTAGGTGCGTTCCTTCAGCTTACGCCTACTTCCATGCTATTGCACGAACGATACAGTATTTAGTCAAAAAAATAGGCTCATTGCATTAACAAGAGCCTATTTAATTAGTATATACTAAGCTATTGATAAGTTTATAGCACTAGGACCTTTTGGGCCATCTTGTGTGTCAAACATAATCTTATCGCCTTCATTCAACGAATGTAAGCCTGCGGCTTCTAATGCTGAAATGTGTACGAAGATATCTTTATCTTCACACGCAATAAATCCAAAGCCTTTTGTGGCGTTGAACCATTTTACTGTTCCTTGATTACTCATGTTTTTCCTTGTTCGTGTTTATATTTGAGGAAGTTTGTATCTAATATTAGGGCGGGAGGTTGTTATGTCTTCTGCGTCTTGTTCTTATTACTGTCTTGTCTCAACAGTATTTAGTCAATAAAAAAGGCCCCGAAGGGCCTTTTGTGGTATTATAAAAAAATTTAGAACTTGTATTTGATAGATGCTTTCATTGAATCATCGTTTTCAGTGATCACACCAGTACCTAAGTTCTGGCTCTCTGTCATATGATAGTAAACACCCATTTCAACTGGTCCTTGTGTATAAACAGCACTTAGATAGTCACCGTTGGTACCAAGGTCATCATTTTCAACACGATGCCAACCTAATTGTACTTCGTCTGTTAGACCGTACATCACACCATAGTCCATTCTATCTTCTTTGGTGTAAGTTCCTGTGTTCTTGTCGTCCCACATTTCTACACCTAGTACTACAGGAATGTCCCAACGGTATAGGCTTGTACCAATAGCATAACCCTGTTGGTTGTTGTCCCAATCTGTTATACCATCTTTGTCACCAATCTGCATGTATGATACTTCTGCAAGGCCCATTAGGCTCACAGTTGCACCTGCATATAGTTTTTCTGTATTAGCATCATAACCAATGCTTGCACCAATTGGTAAGTCTCTGTTCATTGAGTGTGTATCAAAGTCAAATTCGTTGTTGTTATCCCAACCACCAAAGGTTACTACCATTTTTTCGTTGTGATCAATTCTTGAGTTTGATTCTGTAATAATCAAAGGCACACCAATTTTTGGAGTTTTAGCAAATCCCAAACGCTGTGCATCTGTTTCACCTAAATAAATTCTTGTGTTACCTACACCTAAACCCATTTGCTTTTCAACAACTGTGTTGTTTAGTGTTGTGTCTAGTGAGTAGTGCGAATCAAATCTTGCACTACCACCTGCCCATGTTAATGGACCTGCATCAATATCACTCTGTAGTCCTGTGATAATCTCTGCTCGTGAATCAATATCACTTGTGTAAGTATCGTCATCGTAATAGATTTCTAACTCACCATTTACAAATAGTCCTGCTGGTAAGCTAGGAGCACTTGCTTCTAGATCTGAAACTCTCTGTTCCAGAGTCTTTTCTTCTGCTGTTGCTGGAGCTGCAAATGCAATCAAAGCGAATAGCATAGACGTTATAATAGTCTTGTTCATGTTTTAGTCTCTTTCCTTAATTTATATCGATATAAAAAACGGCTGATGTTTTATAATCAGCCAAGTTACTTATTGTTGCGACAGATTATTTATATCGAAAGTGGCCCGTTCTGTTGCCCGGTGGAGCCATACCGCGAAGTTGCAGGTTATTAAGCTGCAAGTAGTTCACGGTCCATAGACATGTCTAAAGATGTGAACGCTTCAGGTGCAAAGTTTTCGTTTGCGTTTGTAGTTTTGTTACGTTAACGGAGTTTCCACCCGGTAATCTCTTTCATCCTTAACAAGCCAGTCGATCCTGCATCACCCCCTCAAAGCACACTCTGTGAATGTGTTTTAAGTGATTGGTGGAGGTGCCGGGAATTGCACCCGGGTCCTGCTCTTGTGACATACGATGCTGTCAACAATCACAGTGTATTTATAACACTAAAATAAACCTTTGTCAACCTTTGATTTATATAGTCCAATTTTTTAATTGATCTTTGGTAGGCTTGTGCGCAGGAACTTTTTCAATGACTCCACCTTTGGCTAAAAATGCTTTCATTTTTTCGTCTAATTCTTTTTGTTTTTCTTGAGGTGTTTTTTCAATATCACTTGGTGAGTATGATCGATTTATACCTTGGAACTTTGCCATAAATATCCTTTCAGTTAAAAAGTCTATTTATAACTTCTTTTTTAATCTTTGTCAATTGATTTTTTATTTTCGTATTTCATCATCAGTGCTGATAAATGATCTGACTTTCTCAGTCTACCATTTTCGTCTACAACAAAAACATCACCTGGTTTATATAAAGCATAATCTTTACGACTGCCATCTTTGTTGATGCCCATTACTTCTCCGGGCCAATCACCTTTTACTGTAAAATCTCCGTTAGGAAAACTTTGTACTGTGTAGTCTAACCAAAACATAAAGTACTCCTATTAACTGCGTACTTTATTATTTAGTTATAGAGGCCCCCGAAGGGGCCACTATATTACATTGCGTTCTTTTTCTCTTGAACTTCTTTTCTGCGTTCTTTGGTAAGTTTACCTAGATCGCCTAGAGCTTTGCGGGCTCTCGTTGCAGCTGCCTTTACACCTTTTGAATCAAATGCCTCTGATTCTGTGATGTAATTGTTAAAGGCCTGTACGATTTGATCGTGTAATGTCATAACATTCTCCTTTATTGTTTTATATTATAGTATGATTTTATAGTATTGTCAACCACTAATCACCAACAAAAACATCGGAACTACCCTGTGCTGTTGACGGAGCACAATGGTCACCACCAAGTGGAGGACATAATGCATCTGGAGCTGCTCCATCTGGTGTGTGGTTTACAACCAGTTTATTGTTAATGAATACTTTGTTACTTCCAGCAGATAAAGCGCCGCCGCCATGTGAATTAGGATCGCCGTTAACTGATATTAAAAGATTGTTAGCATAAACATTTCCTTGTCCTGAAACAACTGTTGTTGCTCCACAACTTCTTGCGTCTGTATCTCTATGCACCGGAATGCTCATTAGTTTACTTTAAGTCCTGTTGTGCTTTCAATATATTTGCTTGCCATTTCTTTTTCAGTTTTGGCAATACAGATTATATTTTGCATGTTTAAATTAAATTTATTGTCGTGTTTTACAGTAAACATGTAGGGAGCTAGTCCCATGCCTTGTTGTTGTGCAACCAGCATTAATGGTTTATAAACTGTTACTTTTGTTTCTGTCTCTGATTCTAGACGTGCAACCATTTCTTCGCCTGAACTTAATTTGATGCTCACAGTATCTCCTACTGTGTAAGGTGCTTCTACTAACATTATAATGTATGTCCTGTTCCGTTATAGTTTGTTTCTTCAATATGTGATACAAATTGTTCATATCCGCCAACTGCTTGACCATTTACTTTAATTTGTGGAAATGTTCTTGCTGTTGGAAATTCTTCAAACACTTGTTCTCGTTCAAAGTCTTTGCCTAATTCTTTGTAGGTGTAAGCAAGTTTTCTTGTCTCACATAGTTGCTTTGCTTTCATACAACTTGGACAAGCAGGCTTGCCCCATATTTCTATGCTCATAATTTAAAGTCCTTTAAAGAGTCTGAACTAACATCTTGTTTGATGCCGCCAATGATATAGCTCTCGACTTCTGTTTCTTGTGGAGCAACCTGTAGTCCAGATGAACTTAACCAGTGTTGTGTCCACGGTAATGGGTTAGTATTAACAGGTGCATCAAATATAGTTTTATATCCAAGTGCTTTAAGTCTTCTGTTTGCAATATACTCTACATATTGATGGAGTAGTGCTTCGTTCAATCCGATGATTGAACCATCTTTGAACAGATAGTTTGCCCAAGCCTTTTCTTCGTTGACGCAAGTGCGCCACATTTCATAAACTTCTTCTTCACACTCTTTGGCAATTTTTGCCATCTCTGGATCATCCTTGCCCTGTAACCAATTCTTAAGAATGTGTGTGCTTAGTGCAAGGTGTTGACTTTCATCACGAGCGATAAGTGAAATAATTTTTGCTGAACCTTCCATTAGTTTTAGTTCACCAAATGCAAACGTACATGCAAATGAAACATAGAAACGTAGTCCTTCAAGAATGTTTACGTTCATCATTGCAAGATACATTTTCTTTTTCACATCACGTAGGCTACCTTTGCCTTTGTGGAAGTAATTGTCAGCCGCTTCTGTAAATGCATCATAATTTTTTGTAACACTAACAGCACGTTCAATAATTTTATCATCATCAAGTATTGTATCAAATACTTCACTAGGATCTGCATAAACATTTTTCATAATATGTGTATAACTGCGACTATGGATAGTTTCAAAGAAGTCCCAAGTAACAATACAGCCTTCAAGTTCAGGAAGTGATACATGTGGCAAAAATGCTAGGCATGGACCACGGCCTTGAACACTGTCTAACAGTGTTTGATATTTTAAATTACTTGTAAAGATGTGTTTTTGTTCAGGTCGAAAGTTAGCAAAATCAGCTCTGTCCTTTTGTAGACTTACTTCTTCAGGACGCCAAAAGTATCCCAGCATTGTTTGATTTAATTTATCAAAAACTGGAAACTTAAACACATCATAACGCTGTGTATTTTGATCCTCACCAAAAAACATATTCTGTTTGGTAAAGTCAACCTTCTCTCTGTTGAAAACTGTTTTTGCCATTAGTGTATTCCTCTTTTCTCATTGTCTCATATTATAATAGGATCTGGTCCGCTTGTCAACCTTAAATTGCACATGCTTCACAATATTCCTCGTACTCTTGATCAGTGCCTGTAAATTCTGCCCTTTCAAGAGGTTGTTGTTTTTGTTCTGTTTCATCTACAATATCATCATCTGTCTTGTAGTCGTATGTGTTTTGATAGTATGAAGTTTTCCAGCCCATCTTATATGTAGTTAGCAAATCTCGTAACATTATGCTCATAGGTACTTCATTTCCTTCAAAATGTGTAGGATTGTATGACCAGTTGCCACTAATGGCCTGATCAAAAAACTTCTGCATCACCGCGACAACATTGATGTAACCTTCGTTGCTAGGCATGTCCCACAGCAAGGTGTAGTGTTGTTTAAGACTTTGATATTGTGGAACAATCTGCTTAAGAGGCCCTTTCTTCGACTTCTTAACGGACAAGTATCCTCTAGGTGGTTCGATTCCGTTTGTTGCGTTCGACACAACGGAACTGCTCTCCGATGGCATTTGTGCGGACAGTGTTGAGTGCCGTAGCCCGTGTTCTTTGATAGATGTTCGTAAAGATTCCCAATCATAGTTTAATTTATGCGGAACAACTGTGTCCACATCCTTCTTGTATGTGTCAATTGGCAAGATGCCATCACTGTATTTAGTGCGGTTGAAATAGTCACATGCACCTCGTTCTTTTGCAAGTTGATTACTTGCTTTTAAAAGATAATATTGGAATGCTTCACTTAGATTGTGTGTTAGTTTCCATGC